TTCATAAAACCATTTTTAGTAAAGTTGTTAGGAGTTAATACTGTTTTATCTAATGTAAAAGCACCCGTTAAAGTTACTCTATAAGTTCCAACTCCACTACGAGCGTAAGTAATTGTACCGCCCAATGTATTTACAAACACATCAGCTAAAGGTATGTTAGTAGATGTTTGTGTTAGATTTATTTCTGCTGTTGTATACGATGAAACCCCACCTATAGTAGTAATTGTCGACCCATTTCTAGAATATAAAACTCCATTGTCTGTATTCATGTACTGCTCACCCTCGTATATATCTGTAGCTATCCAATCACCGTTTCTGTGGTCTGCACTTGCTGGGACTGTAGGCACTCCCGCCCCTTGTTTAATTACTATTCTGCTGAAACTATCCATTTGTTTTTGTGTATATTATTTGTGAATATTGTAATGTATCGTTGAAACCACCGTTAATAACGTCTGTGTCTATTCCAACACCCGTTGGACTTGATACCATTGAGGATTTAAAATAATTCATTTCTTCATAGGTTGAATTAATACCACCAGCCGTAGCGCTTGCCTCTATAATTTTAACTAGCTCAATCTTAGTGCTATCTGTAACGTTGCTGTCGAAGTCACTAATTAGATTCAATCTAAATAAGACTCCGTTAACCATTATCAACTTCGCAAAATTTAGCTTATTAATATCTGCGTTTGTAATTCTAGCGTACAAAGTGACTATCTTACTATCTTTGCCAGTTATTTCTTTTACAAATCTTTCGTGGTATCTAGTGTATAAATTGTCAGTAGTTACGCTTGTGGCATTGTAAGCAAATAGAATAGGTAAACCCCAATTCAAGTCAAATGCTGGATTCTCAAAGTTATCAAAATGATGAACACAAGGGTATGAAGTTAAATCTGTTTTGCCAGTTCCAATAGTATCTTTCAACCTCCATGAACCCGATTTTAAACCATTCCATAAGTACAAACGTGGCTTACCTTTAAACGGCTTTTTAATATCTGTCGCTGGGTCGTATGATACAATTCTAGGCGCTATAAATGGGAATACTTCGTCTGTTGGTATTGATTGAGCAAAAGGCAATTGATAAACTCTTTGTCCTGTCTGAAATGTACTAGGTACAACATACCAATTATCACCATAGTTAATATCGAAATAAGAACGGTACAATGTATTGTCATAATCGTTATCGTTTAACCATTGAAATTTGTATACTTTGCCCTCAATAGATGAAGACGGTTTAATCGTTATTTCTTTGCTATGGTCTACAATATCGGTAATGTCCCAAAATGTATCGGTATCTAGATAAAAATCGCTCAACGGTTCTACTGTCACAACTCCCAATTTATCAGGGTCACTAAAATATAGATTAGCTTTCAATATTTGCGCCTCAAAGAAAGTGCTTGCTTTCATATCAGGAATAAACCTAGATATATCTACTGGGTCACCATCTTGTAAAGAAGTTTGTACACTTGTGAAGTCTACTAAAAAATCTGTTGGATTGTTTTCTATTGTAATAATTAAAGGATTGTTTACAGAAACAGCTGGGGCAGTCTGTGTAAGTGTTAAGTCTACATAAACTTGTATACCAAAGTAAATGACATCGCCAGCATTTAACTGAACATTGTAATCATAAGCAAAAGTTTGATTTAATGTCGCTAAACTAGTTTGTTGTACTACATAAGTATCTAGTATAGAACCGTTCTTATAAGTTGTGAATCTAACATTTATAAAACCACCCGTATAAACTTGATTACCAAAATTATCAAATGAAATACGTAATGGGAAACTAGCGTTAAGATTATAAAGTCCTTGTTTACGTACATTTATACCTTGAAAAAACCCGTTTGTAGTATTGTTGTGGTCAAAGAAAAATTGGTCAAAGTTATCATGTATCAAAGTAGGTACACATCCATCCCAATCAGCCAGCAAAGAAACGCTATAAGAAAATAGATATTTATAGATTTGCGCTTGCTTACTTACATGATTAAAACTATTTACATTGTTATATTCAGCTGTAATATTCACACGTCTATTCGCAACTTCTGAAGCAGTTAACGCTACCTTTTCACCACCTCCAAAACCTAGCAACTCCTTTTTAAACAAAGCGCTATCTAAGTAATCACTACTGTAAGTTATATTGTTTGCTGACAATTCTAAGCATTTGTCCATTACCTCTTTGCAGTATACCATAGGCACAAGGTCTGTAGTGCTGAAAGTCTTTGGTGAAACTCTAGAATATCCATAATCTACCAACCCGTAATGGTAGCCAAATCCCATTGGCAAGCCACCTGAAAAGTTAGCCGTTGCAACTCCGTTGACTATTACCGAAGTATCAAATGAATTTATTACATTGGTTCTGTTTAAAGTGTGGGTATATTCTGACCATCCTAATTCACTAATTTTCCTATCCCCTAAACTCATAAACAAGTCAATGAAGTTGGAAAACATAGTACATTTAAAAGAATAGTCACCATCATTAATAGCAACCTCGTTTAATCGTATTAGACCGTTAAAAATAAGCACACCTTCGTTGTAATACTTTGCACTTATACGAATAGTAGGGTCGTAGTTAAATCCTACCGTAGATGTACCGTTTAAAGTACTTAATGCTAACTGATAAGTAGACGAAAAGAAACTTAAATTCTTTTGCGTTCCAGGAAGTACTATTTCTTTGGAATAATTACGCTTTCTTTTCTGTGGCTCTTTGGCATCTGCAATAGAATAGTTTAATGGGAAAGGTACTCTTTCGCTTAAATCCAATTCCGTACCGTCTACAACTAATAAACCTATCATACTATTACTGATTTTCTCATGTTTGGTAACGCTAATTCTACGATTTCCGTAGTTTCTTCCACGAATCTATCTTGAGATTCGCTGTAAGCAGTCCCGTTAATACTACATAATTGTCTAATTGAATCAAAGAAGTAAACCAATGGACTGATATAGGCACTATTCACAAGCCAGTTTTGAGTAGTTGAATTAATATAACTACTTACTAAAGTAACTTTATCATTTGCCGTCTTAAAGTAAGAGTGCATACCACTATTAGTACTGTCTAATGTATAGGTTACATCTACCCAACCTCCATATTGTTTCTCATATTGCTTGCCGTTTACGTCTGAACTTCTAATTAAATTGTGAGAATAGTTGAATACGTCAAAACCTCCGTACTTATTTAACCAAATCAATTCAGCTCCGTAATCACATCCCTTATCTAAATACAATCTTTTTGTTTCTGAAAGTACTGCACTTGTATTAGAGTTGATGACAACTAATTCTAAATAACTAACTGTATCAAGTACTGGCTGTGTTAAAAATGATAAATAGTTATCTGAATTTAAGTTCCATTGTGTTATTTTTCTTCCTACAAAATCTGTATAATCAGCACTTGCAATAACAACATCGTTTTCATCATACCAAGTAATGTCTAATCCAGCCTCATCGTCTTCATCTGTTATGATTGTAAGGTAGTAATCTTGACCCTCACGAATGTATAAGTCATTTGGTGAGTCAGTTAAGAAATGTTTTGTGTTTGCCGTAGATTTAAAGTCTGTATAATCAAAAGAATCGAACTCTACATTACTTAAAGAAGATTTAAAAGCGTTTATTGTGTTAGTTGTGGCATTTGCTTGAAGTGCTGGAGTAGCACCGTAGAACTCTCTAACAATAAGATAAACTTCCACGCTAATATCAGCATCATTCACAACACTAGAACCTCCAAGTATCGGAGTGCTTACATAAGTGCGTACAATCTCGCTACAGTCAAAGTGAGCATAACCAGCTCCACGCTCTGTGAATATCTGTTGTCTTGAATCTAATACCCCATTAATATAAACATCTACAATATAACTAAAATTAGTTTGTAGGTATTGACTAGAATACCATGTAAAGATAATCGGGTTATCTGATGGTGTGTATTTTTGTGCGTTTTGCGCTATCGTTACTGCCATGGTGAAATAATATTTAATTTGATTGATTTTCCTAGTAGTTTCTGAATAGGTGCTTTTAATACTGCTACTAAACTATCGTTTACAACATCTTCAAAAAATGGTTTTGGTTTTTGTCCTTTTCGTTTTACCGATGTTTGTATTGCCCAAGCAAATGAATCATAAGAACCAAAAGAATCAGGTAATCCAATACCTTTTTGAGCAACCCAGCTCTTAATTGAATCATGAAAAGAAACCCCAGTATTTTGAACACTTCCCCAATTTGGCGCACCGTGCGAAACCTCTGTACCGTTTACTCCATAGTTTACAAACTTCCAGTAAAAGTCCATTTCAATACCAACACTTACAGACTTACCGCTGTAAATTGTTTTAGTTGGTTTTATTCCTTGTGATAAGTTTCGACTTGCATCTATTCCCCTAGTGTGAATTGCTTTTCTAAGGTCGTCAATTACTCCTTGTGTAAGTTCTTGCAATAATAAAGATAAAGGATTGTTAGGCTTATTATTAAAAATATCCTTTGTGTTTTTAAAACTTAAACTTTGCAAGATTTCGCCCTCTGTCATCTTCTCTTTATCATTTTTGTTTCAGCTATATCCTTTTTAATTTTTTGATTAAAGTAATTTAGCCAGTTATTAAATGTAAAGATATTCATTTTTACGATATCTTTTCTATTTTCGTTTAACTCTTTTGATAGGAAAATTATTATCTCGTGCCATTCCC